GGCGTAGCAGCCAAAGAAACCACCATATTCAAAGTGGGTACTGCTAGCGCAAAGTGTACCCTTGCTGCTACCCCAGGGACTGAAGCAGTTGCGATGTTTGAAACAATGGCATCAGCGCGGGATGTTCATTTGTATTCACATATTCTCTGTTGGGCATATTCCGTGCCAACGACTGTAGCCGGAGATTACCGCATAAGTTTAGGAACAACGGCATCTGCTGCAACCCCAACAACCTATGTGACACTGCCGGCACTAACGGCGAATACGTGGCAGTATTGTCACTGCACCGAAGTTGTCGACTTTGAAATGGCTGATACTTCGGCTGGAACTATTATCGGTTTATACACGTGGGCAAACGGAGCAGAGGGCGATGTTATCTACCTTGACGACATCAAGGCAGCTAAGAACATAGCGGGTATAAACTCGTGGACAATAGATTATACCTCAGACGCCTTAGAAACTACGGATTTTGCTGCTGCAGGAGTCAAAAGTTACATCGTTGGCGGGTCTGGTTGGGCGGGTTCATTTTCAGGTTACAAGGACGGTGCGCCACTCTCGATTGGGGAACACTATGGAATTGAATTAGCGGAGAGCGCAACCACTACTCAGGCGTGGCTAGGCAATATCTATATCACCGGAGTTCATGGGACAGCTGTGCATGGTGATGTAGTTTCCTACTCATACGATTTTCAGGGCACAGGAAATCTCCAGGTAGCCAGCACGTAAAATGCTTAATCTTGAAGGGCAAATAGCCGTTCTATACCAAGATGGGGAACAGATAGCTGGCTTGTATGACTGGGAAATCCATATAATCCTGGACTACACCACCAGAGATGGGATGAAGGAATACAAATCCCATAAAAAGATAACCGCCAGGAGTTACTGGTTGATTGAACCCGTGGCAGAGAATGTCTTTGATGCCGAGTTTTACCAGATATTATACGACAAACTTGTCCTGATGGATGCCGGCAAGGTGGTGATTGACTTCCCTGATTGCGGAACAATAGATAGAAGATTATACGCTCCGATAAGTATAAGGTGGGTAGGGGTTGAATATTGAAGCAGTCGTTTATGTCGCTAGAAAATTGCACTGGACACGAACGCAGATAGGGGATTTGACACCCAAACAGTTTAACGAACTTTTAAAAGAACTCTACTATCAGGAATCGGTTGAGGAATATCGCAGGCAATATTCAACCGCCTTAATCCTAGCAGCTATTTACAATACCATCCCCAGAAAATCAGGGCATACACTTACGGTTAAGGACTTCTTGTCAGGGGACATACCCACAAGGGATGGTAAACCAAAATCCAATGTAGACGAACTAGCCATCAAGAAGGGAATCAAAATACCGAGCAAGTAAGGAGTAGAAGAATGGAGTCAAATATCTTGGCGCAAGAAAAACCTAAAGTATTCAAGCTATCCGATGGCAAAGAGTACACTCTCCCCCCGATAGACTTGACGACATTAGCCAACCTAGAACAGACCCTCGGATTTGGGCTGGATAAACTAGGCAACAAAATGGAATCACAGCCTATGACCACAATCAGGGCTGTGATTTTTGCTCTATTGAAGGAGACTTACCCGGGCATTGATATAAATGAAGTAGGACATTTAATAACAATCAAAGAGATGGGCACAATCTCAAAGACGATTAGTGAGATAATGGCAGTATCGATGTAGGGGTGAATATGCCAAATGGGATTAACTTCGAATTAGATTTTGAGAGACGTATCGGCGAAATGCCCGATAGGAAGCTATTAGAGTTCGTAGCTCGGCAAACATACGAAGTCTCAGGATTAGTTAAAACCAATAGCGGACGTATTACGGAATTAGAAAACGGCAATAAGAGAGCATCGAGAATAGTCGGGTCAATCTCAGGTGCTGTTGCCGGAGCGGTCATCGGAGTTATAAACTATTTTGTCAACCATAAGGGATAATTATGCCAGAAATTCTAAGTGAGCTAGTAGCCAAAATTACGGCTGACGCCTCTGAGCTAAAGAGTGGGTTAGCGACTGCTGATAAAGCTGTTGAAAAAGCTGGCACGGGGATTAAAAAGAATGTAGAAGCCATTAAAAAGGCAATTAGTGGTATCTCTACGGCGTGGGCAGGTGTAGGAGTTGCTATCATAGGCAGCATGGGGCTAATGGCAAAGTCAGCTGCCGAAGAAGAAGCTGGTATTGGTCGGCTTAGAATAGCACTTAGAAATATAGGAACTAGCTACGATAACGTAAAAGATTCCCTTGAGGGTGTTATCTCCGCCACACAGAGGAAAACAGGCATAGCTGATAGCGAGCAAAGAGATACTCTAGGAAGATTATTACTCGTTACGAATGACTACAATAAAGCATTATCCTTATTGCCACTCACCTTAGATTTGGCTGCTGCCGGTCAGATGGACGCTTCTACGGCTGCTACTTATCTGGGTAAGGCGATGCTGGAATTAGCAAACGGTGCCGACAAGGTAACCATCAGGCTGGGGCAAGCATCAATTCAGGTTGGAAGCCTAGAAGAAATAATGGAGAGGGTTAAAGGGGCTGCTGAGGCTGCACGTAATCCCTTTGTGGCTTTAGGCAATGAAATATCTGATTTAGGTGAGGCGATTGGCAAGGTATTACTCCCAATCGTAAAGGATTTAGGAAAAGAATTCGAGGGTATCGTAGATACCACTTTGGCGTGGATAGATACAAACCCCGAATTAATCAAAGCGATTATGGCGGGTAGTCTGGCAGTGTCGGGTATGATTACTGCTGTGTTCGCCCTTAAGGCTGCTATTATACTTCTAGGTGGAACTGCCAATCTTATATTCGGTGGTATTTTAATTGCCGTTGGCGCGATAACAACCGCCGTTGTTTTGCTCTTACAGGGGTTCAAGGAATTAGGAGATACAGATAAAGAATTTCGTGAAATGTCTGAGGCAGTCAGGGCTGAGCTTATAAAATTACAGGATGCCATAGTAGCAGGGTATGGTAAGGAAAGGCAAGCAGCGCAAGATACATACGATGCAGCGATAAAGGCGATTAGAGAAGAGTATGGTGTATACGAGACTACCGCTAAGAGTAAAATGGATTTGGCTAAAGACGCTTCTGAAGCTAATAGGCGTGCACTACAAGATGAGTTAAAACAGGCAAGACAAGTCCACGATGAGAAAATATCTTTACTCGAAAAGGAATACTCCCAAAAGATAAGAACATTAAACGCTGAATCCAATTATCAAATCTCAGCTATACAAGACCAGATAGATGCGATTGATAACCAAACTAGGCAAGAAGATTTAACACGCACCCGGGCTGCCGAGGCACGGCGTTTGAGGGAACTTAAATCCAATATTGATTCAGCAGGAAGTGCCGAAGATGCCGCGGTAGCTAGTGCAGCTTACAGCAGATACGCTTCTGAGATTGCCCAGAATGAATTGTTAAGAAGTAGGGATGCAGAAAAGGATGCTCTGCGGGCACAGATAGAAGATATACGAAGCCGAACACAAGAGCAGACCAATACATGGCAAACAGAATTAGAATCACAAAGAATTGCACTTGATACTGAATACAATAATTTTGAGACTAACCAAGAGAAAATAATTGGTTTATTAGATAACGCCTTAGAATTAGAATTAAAGCGTCTTGATGCCGTGAGAATAAAAAAAGAGGAAGAAGCCAAGTCATCTTTAGACCTCATAGTAGAGACATTAGCTGAAGAAGAAAGGTTAATACAGGTTAGCTTTGATAATAAATTAGAGAAGGCTAGGGTTTATAAGGCGGACTTAGATGCCATATTAGGAGCAGTAAAACAAGGCGTAACTGTGCCGTATGAGTATACAGAACCTATTTTTGAAAACCCAATGCTAATTCCAAAACCCGCTCCTGCCCCTTATCTTCCAGGTGAAAAGAAGAAGGAAACATATATAGGTGAATATGAAGGAACTCCTCCTGGTTTTTGGAGTTTTTTAAAAGGTTACGAGCAAGGTGGCATTGTGGAGCAAACGGGGCTGGCTTACTTACATGTCGGGGAAAAAGTTACTCCCGCTAACGAATCTACTGCAAGTGTGGTAGTAAATTTCACGCAGCCAGTATTCTTTGACCGTGAGGATTCAATGAATAAATTCGTAGATATGATACGCAAAGGAATCCAGAGACAGGACAGACTCAGATTCGGAGGGGCCTGGAATGGAAGATAATCAATGACAACCGCCACCTACGAAATCTATGCTGATTTTTTCCAACACAGTGAAGAGGGCAAGGGGCTTATCAATAAAAAAAGCACTAAAGCTCTTTTCGCCTCAATTGATTATTCAGCGGAGGATGTCCTCTCAGATTTATCTGGCACACCGTGGGTATGGGATAATGTTGTTCACAGGAATGGGTGTTCGGGTGAAATCGTTAAAGCCCAAGCTATCTGTGAAACCACAGGACTAACTCCAAGGTTAACCCTATATCTTTTCACGGCTGCCCCTACATCGCAACTAGAGGATAATGTAGCCAATACCGCTTTACTCCACGCCGACTTAGCAAACTACGTTGGCAAAATAGACTTCCCCGGGATGGAGGACTTGGGTGGAGACTCAGAAACATTGTCGACACCCTCGACTGTTGGCAACCTACCCCTAGCCTTTACGTGTGCTTCGGGTGCTAACGACCTTTATGGAGTTCTGGTAACAAGGGACGCTATTACCGGGGAGTCGGCTGGCGATGATATGACTATCAACCTCACGATTGAGCAAACGTATCTCGGGGAGAACATAACAGGAGACGTTAAATCAATTAGATTCAGTCGGGGAAAATCAGACGAGTTGGGCAAAGCGGAAGTAGGAACGCTATCTGTAACCCTAGACAATAGCAGTGCCAACTACTCACCGTCAAACTCCGGGGGAACGTATTACGGGTATCTAAAACCAAAAAGAACTATCGGAATCCGAGCCTATGATACCACGGATAACTTCAACCTTTTTTATGGCTACATAGAGGAGATTATCCCGCACCCGCATTTGAATGAGCAGGATTGCATTATCACGGCAGCTGACGGGATTGACTTTTTATCAAGACACGACACGGCGACGGCACTTTATAAAGGGGCTTCAACAGGTGCTATCCACGACTATATCCTCACCGATGCTGGATGGTTAAGATTAGCCAGACTAGATGATGGGCAAGATACCGTTCCTTATTGGTATGGGCACGACATAAAAGCTCGCAATGCTCAGGAAGAGATAGATGATTCAGAACAAGGGTTTTCGTGGATTGATGGCGAGGGGACTTTTAACTTCGAGGATAGACACCACAGGTCAAGCGCAGAGCATCAAACCTCACAGGCTACGTTCTCGGATACAATGGTGAACATTACATATTCCCTAAATGCCCGCAATGTTTTTAACATCATCAAGACTACAATTACGCCCTGGTCAGTGCAATCAATCCAAGAACTATGGAGGCTTCAGGAAGAACCTCTTATTCCAGCAGGGGTAACTTTAACATGGTGGGGCGAGGCTGCTTATGGAGGGAATTCGGTTTTTGTTGATGAGTGGGCAGCTCCAACAACAATTGATGTGGGGGCTGGCTATACTGGTTCTTCGGAAACATCTCTATGGGCTGGCTATACAATTATTGACCTCACTAATCCCGCTAATGCCAGTGGCACAATTACCAGTATTCAAATTCGGGCACAGACTGCCCTAACTGGAATGAGAGTTGGAACATTCTATTTAGTGAGTGGGGCTACCTATAAATGCCGTGATAGTGCCACTATTGGTTCAGTAACGGCTGGTTCAGTTCAGACTTTCCCTGTCCAACTTACAATTGTAACAGGAGATTTTATCGGTTGTTAATACGCCACAGGAAAT